TCTTTCGTCATCTTTTATAAAATAATAAATAGTATTATTTTTTTCATCAGCAACAGAACCTATACATATAGCTGTAGCTGAAAACAGGCCGCTAACAATTGTCGACTGTAATATTTTTTTATTACCTAACAATGTTTGCAAAGCACCCGCATCAGAACCATCTGAAGTATCTACTTGTACGTTTAATGCATCTCTATACTCACCTTGAGGAACTATTCTTTCATCAAGATCTTTATTCATGCGAGATTTAGAGAAACCTCTTTTTAATTCAGGCATGTATTAATGTTTTATTACTTTAGATTTACCACGCATAATTTGCGTAAGCTCTTCTATTTTTAAATTTGATAATCTTAATTTAGCTGTTCTTATAGCAGCGTATTTTTCTTTTTTAAATCTTGGTACTAAAGCTTGGCCAGATACTGACGTAGATAATATACCAAAAGCTATACTTTTATACATAGCTTCTTCAGCAAACTTATGTACTATCATCTCTTCTTCACTACCAAGACCGTCACTTATATATTTTAGTATTACAGTTTTTCCTGAAATATTACTTGAAAAGTGTATTCTACCTCTTAATTGATCTATATAAAACGAACCATTAACTTGAGCGTGTTGAGGATCTAAACCAAAACGCCCACCCATATTAGGCCAAAAAACATCATCTTCGTAATCATCAACATTATTTTCTGAAGGTGTATGAGACTTATATTCGTTCCAAGTTCTACTGTTACCTAAAAATGTTATGTGAGCTCTACCAGTTCCGCCTCTGTCAAAACTAGCATTGCTAGTTGTAAAAGTAAATACACCTGGACTTGTCGTGTCTACTTCAGACACACTTGCTATTGTTGTTCCAGCTGGAAACCTAATACTTATTATTTCCATACCCACAAACAAAGGATTTGTATCAGGTGGATCTGCATCGTTGTTTTGTTGCAGAGGATTATTTAAAGAGTTTACATCTATTGTAAATGGACCTGTTGAGTTAGGTGCTATATCATCAATACCAAATCTAAAAGAAGTTGTAAAAGGATTATCTCTAGAACCTGGAAACTGATATATTTCATCTTGAGTATTAGGAGTGTCAGTTCTTTCGTTTCTTTTTTTACTACCATGATCTTCAAACAAATATAAACCATCAGAGTCTTGCGCAACTCTACTAGGATTAGAAGTTTTTATAGCAGGATATATAACGTGTTCTATACCTGAACTATCTGACCAACATAATTTTGTATAGTTAACATAATCTTGTGGAAGTTTCATTACTAAAGAAGGTGGTAATATTATTTCTTGTGATTTAATAGACTTAAAAGTATCATAACTTAATTCTTGTATAGCTCTTTGAGCATGAAAAGCTATTTGTGATCTACCTACTTTAGGTATTATTTTATTTTCACCAACATAAGTAAGAGTAAAATTACTTATAATATCACGTAATGAAACAAATTGATAATTACCTAAACCATCTCCACTGTAGTAATTATTAGGTGTTTGTCCAAATCTTTTGTTTACTATTGCCATATATTATGATTTTTGTTGAGTTTTTATTTCTGCTTGTTCTTGACTAGCTATATTAACTAAATCTGGTTTTGCTATTGTTACACCTGCTAGCTCTAATATTTTAAATACTATAAGTTCTTCTTCTGAAGGATGTAGTTGAAAATTAGTTGAATTTCCAGGATTATACAAAGCTTCACCTTTTACAACAACATAGCCAAATCTAGGTTTTAAGGGTTTTATAAAGTATATAATACGAGTTGGTATTACAAATGTTATAGCATTTAAATCAGCATCGTTATTACTAGATCCAATTGAAACTCTTAATATATTATTTCTAATATTAGCTATAGGTCTAGTAGCTGTTGGTCTAAATAAAAAACTACCATGATTAAAATCATTAAAATCACTTGTGTTTACTATTTCACAATTGTTGTTTTTATATTCTATTCTATGAACTTTATATATGTAGTTTGGTAAAAATTTTGACGGAACTGATGTAGTAGTAGCGGCCGGAGCATAAGAGCTTACCACACTTGTATCATCAGTTTTTTCAAATGCTTGTAGTTTTGTTTCTATAAAATCTAATTTGTCAGCATAAAATGTATCATTACTAGGTTGTCTTCTAGCTTGATCTAAATCATTAAAGTACTGTTCAAATATAGACATTTGAGCTTGATCTGCTATGAGATTAAACTCTTGAGGTGTAATATAACCTCTTTGTTCTTTGTTAGCAATAGCTAAAACTTTTTGATATACTGTGTCTACGTTTATTGCCATTTATTTTTTTTTATTAGTAGTTAGTAATCGCCCCGTAGGGCGACTACCACTACAGTTAGATTATTTTAATCTTTTTTCTATACTTGAGTATATTTCCATACCTTCATCAGTTTTAAACCAAGCGGCTAAAGCTGAATATGGATGCTCGTCAAAAGGAACTGTCATTAGTTTTCTATCATTAGAAGCCCACATAAAAGTTCTTTGATCTGGTGATAACTTAATAATTCCTGCTTCTACTGCTTTGATACCTACGTTTCTAAGATAAACATTTTCATCACTAACTAATTCTAAGAATAAAACAGGGTTTCTCTTAGCATATAATAACAAATCACGTTTAAGCTCCTTAGAACTCATCTCTGATACTTTAGAACCAACTTCTACTCTCATAACAGCTTCTGCTAATTCAATATCTAAGTTTCTAGCAGCATTTAATGCTTCTATTTCTACTTCTAAAACATCTATTTCATCAGCAGCAATTTCAGCTGGTATATGCTCTTCAAATAAAACATTTTTATGAGGGTGATACAAAGACAATAGTTTTTGTAAAACTGTTTTATTTTTAGGAACAAATAAAGAACCATTTTGAAATATAATATGTTCTAATCTTTGATCACCTTTCATTTCATCAACAAAACAAGTTTTTTGATTAGAAGTATATTTTAATTCTCTTTCGTAACCCTTTTCTTCATCAAACCAAAATATATTACTACCTCTTATTAAATAAGTTAAAGGCGCTCTACCTTTTGTTAAGTAATACATTCTATCTTTTATTTCCCACTCTGGTTTTTTATTTTGAGCTATCTTTGGTGTTTCAACTACTGGAGTTTCAACTACCTGTGGAGTTTCTTCAACTTCCACTTTTGTTTTCTTTTTTGCCATAATATAATATATAATAAAATTAATAAAATAAAAGCCGAGGCCGAAGCCTCGACTTTAAAAATAATGATTAGTTCATTAACATGAAGTTATTAGCTCCTTGTGTAATTAAACATCTTTCAGATAAGTAATGTACTTCCATCACATCTTTACCAGACGTTACAGCACCTACAGAACCAGTAACCCAAGTCTTCATTCTTCTAGACTCAGTATCTGATTGTCTGTATCTTACGTGTAAGAAAGGTCTTTTTAGGTTTTTACCTAAAACTTCATCATAAACTGAAGAAACACCAGCGGGTATAATAACACCTCTAATATTGTTTACAGTATCATTTAAAGCTCCTCTTGTACCTTTATCATTAAGATATTTGAAGTCAGACTTGTAGAAGTCGTATGAACCTCTTCTAAATCCTGAAAAACCTAAGTTTAACGCCATGTCTTCTTCGTTATCGAATACTCCGTATGAAGTACCACCAGAACCATATGAGTTCATTGAAGCTAACATGTCATCAAAAGCTAAGCTAGTAGTTCTATCAACAAACAACATGTTTTCTTCGATAGCACCGTTTTGATCGAATACAGCTAAAATTGCATCGAACTCAGCTAAATCAGTAGCAGCGTTAACACCAGTAACACCAGTAGTTTGGTGACCTCTTGATGTTATAGCTTGGAATAAACCTTGCGTACCATCTTGTAAAGCACCTCCGTCAGTACCACCAATCGCGCCAGCACCAGCTACAGCTGTTTCAGCTTCTAACATAGTCATTTCTAAGTAGTCAGTAAATCTAGCTCTTGTATCACCTTCAGCTTTTAAGTACCATAAGTAACCGCTTTGACCTTCTTCGCCAGATATTTCTACCCAACCAATAGAAGAAGCGTCAGATCCAGATACTTCGTAGTAATCTTTTAAGATAATGTGTTTGTTAGAGTGTGATATAAACTTAGGTGAGTTAGCAGCAGATCTACCATTAGTTCCTTTTTCAAATTCAGAACCAATAACTAATACTCTAACTAACTCAGAAGTAGTAGCAGTAGAACCTAAAGCTGTAGCCATATTAGCCGCAGCATAAGATAATACCGTAAACTCAGCAGCGTTATCACCATCTTCGTTAATAGCAGAAACATAGCCTTTAGCTGTAGCGTTAGCAACAGACATAATTACCATATCACCTACTCTTAGACCGTGATCAGTACCAACAGAATTACCGTCAATATCATTTTCTATTTCGTAAGTATCGTTACTATCTTTGTACTTAGCTGTGTAAGCTAAATGTAATCTACCTTGCTCTGACCAGATAACTCTATCAGCAGCTGATGGCTCTTCAGCTCCTACTTGAGCTAAAAAACCAGCTATTGTTCTTTTACCATAGACCTCAGCTTCTTTTTCCATAAGATCTGGTAAGTATTGTTGTGCCCAACCTTCAGTATCACTTGATGTAAAGTCTACGTAGTTAGACGACAACGTTTGTTTTCTTGGAGCAGCATCAATACCACTCGCACTTGTAATTGCCATTTTTATTGTTTTTTTTAATTAATTATTTATTTCTTTTTTCTAATTTTAAACTGAGAGTTTCGTCTTATATTATCTTCGCCTAACACTCTAAACTTTAAACCGCTAGTATCAACTGGTGCATTATGAGATTGTCTTGCGTCCATATTAACATTTTTAGACTTAGCAATACTATCTTTTAAAGCATCAGCTTTACCTTGCTCGTAAAAGTGTTTAGCAATAGCATCGGCATTCGCAGCTGTAAATAAAGATTTATGATAACCATTAGCGTCTTCTATTTCACTATTTTTATTTAAGAACCTCTTAACAAAATTATTAATATCGCTTTGATCTTCTTTAACCTGATCCACATCTTTAACATTAAACCTGAACCTTTTGTCTCCGACATTATATTCAAAACCTTTGAACTTGTCTCCAAAAACCTCATTAGTTTTATTTAAAAACGTTTTTTTATTTTGCTCTTGAATCCTTTTATTAGACTCTTGCTCTTTGTTGTATCTATTAAAAAAATCTACTGCCTTCTGTTGCTCACTCGTAAGCTTTGAACCAGCTTTGATTTCTTCATAGTATTTGGACTTTTGCCTGTCCAAGTGGGCTTTAGCGTCGGCAACTTGCTCTTTTAACGCTAACTTTTTTCTTCTAATTTCTTTTTCATCGTTTTCTTCTTCATCATAAGAAAACTGATCTTCCATCATAAAACCAACTTCTTCGTCAGTTAAATGTGGTTTTGTGTTTTTGTAGTACTCTCTTAATAAAGTATGATTATCCATATCAGAATAATCTCTATTAAGCCTTACATAATCATTTAAATCACCACCAGTTTCTTCCATAAAGTTCATTAACTTTTGAATATTTTCTGGTAACTCTTTACCTGTTTCTTGAGCTTCAACTATAGCTTCTTTAGTTTCTGTAACTAACTCTTCAACTTCTTTAACTTCTTCTTCTGTTACCTCTTGTACAACAGGTGTTTCTTCTTGCTTTTCTTCAACAGGTTTAATTTCTTCTGTAACCTCTTCAACTTCAGGTTTGTTTTCAGATATGTCTACTTTAGTAACGTTATCTTCTGTTTGTTGAGGTTTTGACAAGTCGACTTTTATAGGTTCATCGTCTTGTTTTAGTTTTTTCATTTTAGGTTTTTTAACCTTTAGTTTTTGTACAGTATTATCTGCTTTAGGCTCTTCAGCCGTAACATTTTTGTTTTCTTCCATAATATAATATAATAATAGTTAATAAATTTATCTAGGATCAAACTCACCTAAACGTAAGCCTCCACCTAAAACATCATTTCCTGAAGACTCAAAGCCTTTTAACTTTTTGTCTTGTATTCTTTCATTTGATTGTATTTGATTATCACTTATTGTTTTTCTGTTACTTTCTTTTGCTTGTTCTCTTGATTGTAACATCTTCAACTCCATTTCTTTCATCTTCATGTTTAATTCAAACTCGTGATCCATTAAAGCTTTTTTAACTTCAGCTTCAGCGTGAAGTTTACCTTTTTCTATTTCACCTCTTTGTGTAGCTAATTGTATTTCGTTTTGCATTGAAGCTTGTTGCTTTTGCATTTCTGCTTGAGCTGAAGCTTGAGTTTGTTGAGCGTTTGCATCAGCTTGAGCTTTCATATTTTGCTGTTGCATCATCTGATCATTTTTAACTTTTTTCTTTCTTCTTATTTTTAAAAGTTGATTAGCTAATTTTATATTTTTAACTTCTCTAAGATCAATAGCGTCTTCTAAATCTATGCTTTGTTGAGACAATGCTGTTTGTATATTATTTTCAAGCATTTGTTTTTCTTCTTCATCTGGTTGTAATTCTATGAATATACCAAAATCATAAAGATGCAAGTTTTTCATTTCATGTAAAGTAGCTACATTATGTGAGCCTATAGCTTGTACAAAAGCGTTTGCTGTTGGTGAGTACTCTAAAACATCAGATATTCTAAGTGATAATTGCTCTGCTATTTCTTGTGTTATAAAAGCACCTGACTGTAATATGTGTCTTGTTGCAGTGTTACTATTAGCTGCGGCTAATTTTTGTACACCAACTAAAGATTTAGGATCTGGCATACTACCATCTCTTGCCTCGTTAAGCCCTGTTGTATCTCTAATCATTTGCAAGTAGTAATTATAAGTATTAATTAAACCTTGCATTTTAGCACCACCACCTGATTGTATTTCTTGTATAGGTATTTTACCAGGATTAGGATCACCTTCAGATGTCATTGATCTACCAATTATACTACCTGTTTGAAAAAACATGTTTAATGCTTCTTGTGGATTATAATTTGTTCCGTTACCTAAGTCTATTTCAGCAAGACCGTCAGCGTCTAAATAAATACCATCAGGTATCATACGTGACATTACTTGTTGTAACTTTAAATGTGTAAGTTGTATCATGTCAGCAAAACCAGTAATTCTACTAACTAAAGACTCTATACGACCTTCATACATACGTGGAGCTGTTATTGAGTAGTTCATTTTTACTTTTGTAAAATCACTTTTAGGCCTCATCATATTATCAGCTTTTTGCCACTTAATAAGTTTATCAGTACCTAATATTAAAGCTCCTTCGTATAAACACTCTATTTTTCTACCTAATCTTTCAAAAGCTAACTCTTCACCTGTTGGTGGATTAAACGTATCGTCTTTTTCTATTATTTTTTGTAAGCCAGTTGCTGTTTCTTTTAATTTATATACTTCGTGAGTATAAGTTTTATAATTAAAATATAATATATCTATTTTATTATTATCTTCTTCTACGTTATTTCTACGATTACCATATCTATAATTCATTTGGTAAGAGCTTTTAGTTAGCTCTTCAAGCTCGTTATCTGGTATACCAGGAAACTCTTTTATAAATTCGTTTATAGGTATGGTTTTTACTTCACCAACGTAATATATATCATCAAAATAAGGCGATTCAGTATGTGAGTAAACTATATTAGCTGGATCAACATACTCAACTTTTACACCTTCAGAAGTATTAAATGTTGTTTTACAAGCAGCAATACCTAAAACAGTTAAATCATATAATACTCTTTTTCTAGTTAAATCATATTTGTTACCCTCAAGTAAAACGTTTATAGCTTGCTCTTCAGCTATTTCTACAGCTTGCTTATAATTAAGAGACATGTGTAG